GTATGCCACATCGGTAACATTTGTTATTCCTAGCAGGGTCATTAATTCGCATGTGAATCAAACGATGTTGATCCACAGTAAAATGGGAATTTTTCACAAAACAATGGGGGCAATATTCATCACGTCGATGAAGAGAATGATTAATCTCCCGATCTCTCACAGTAAAATACTGTTGAGTCTCAGAAGACAACCGATAATCATATGTGGGAGGCAAGAAACCATAAATTTCTCGCGCCACATGTTTGGTCAACAAGGTGTGATAAAGAGCATGCTCTTTTGAATCTCTAAACGATCCAACAAAAGCGGAACATCCTAAACAACGATGGTTCGTAGGGTATCTATCATATGAGGCTAAAGAAGCTTCATAAACATCAGTCAAATTCTCTAAAGTAAGAGAACCTGAGGTTCTACCAAATCTAAGAAATCCAAAATATTCTAAAACATTAGGGGCAGATCGCAATTGGTCATTCTTATATTGGGAAATTACGAATTGGGCAATAGAGCGAGCACTTCTGTCGAAAGAAAATTGGGTTATCTTTGAAGTCGTGGCCATGGTTGAAAATGGGAAAAACGGGTTGGGTTTTTTTGGGTAAGCGATAACGTTCACTCACCACTAACGAGCTCATATTAACTAGTTGAGCCATCACCGGGTCTTTATGAATAAAATTCATCTAAGGCGACCAGCCGTCGAATCCAATCAACGTCAAATCCAAGGGTATGAGGGGCATCATATGGTCAAATAAGAATAGGGTATTGTACATTGAACATAACAGATATAGAGGTTCCAGCATCAATTCGTAAAATAACGGACCTGCCGACTAAGGCTAAACAACATTCTTGAAGGGGTCGTCTTGAGGTCAGATAGGCAGAAACATAAATCTTAGTTCAATAACTCATCTAAACAAAATCGCATACAAAGTTTTGTTGGCTTCTACACCAACAGGCAACGCATTATCTCATAAATAATACGCAACCAGGATGTTAAAAGATCTCATTCTCTCTCGCAGAAGGGGGGCTGTCGGCCAATGATAGCAGCCGACGTTCTCCAATTACAGATATTACTAACCATGCACCGGTTAGCTGTTCATCAATAGCATACTCATCGCGCTCTATTGATATAGCATCTAATTAAAGACACAGTAAATCCAACATTAAAAGAGAGTCAAAGATTATTTATACTCGCAGAGTACGAGTCTTCGCAATTAATTTCTCAATTGCGGAATCGTTTGGTTTTAGAATGTTACCATTCTTAGACAAACGGGCTCGAAATCCAGACGATGGCAA